CTATACTGTGGTATAGTTATCAATGCGTCTGAAGTGTTACGGCAGCACGTCTGGCTTCCAACCAGGCAGCGCGGGTTCGACTCCCGTCTGACGCTCGCTACGAGCTTCGCGCTCCAAGACAGGGGAAGAGCCTGCATGGGGTATAGATGTTACTGGCAGCATGCCAGCTTGCCAAGCTGGTCGAGTGGGTTCAAGTCCCGCATACCTCACGGAGTTGCTATTTGACAGACCAGTAACATCGTGGTACAGTAGCAACACAACAACAAACGTAACGTCCTGTAGGCTAACGGATAGACCCCCTGGCTACGAACCAGACAGTCCGAGTTCGAATCTCGGCAGGACGACGCTACTGCCCGCCTGAAACGACGGGTAGAGGTCAGGGAACGGAACAGCCAATAAGCGTGCCGTATCCACGAGCCGATGGAAGCGTGGCGCAATTGGCAACGCAGCACCCTGCTAAGGTGTACTACCTCCGGGTAGTGTGGGTCCGAGTCCCACCGCTTCCTCGTTATAAGTGAATACGGAGAGTACCACAATTGGTGTTAAACAGGGTTTGAACCCCTGGGTACGTGCAAGCGTAGGAGTTCGATCCTTCTACTCTCCTCTGGTGCCCGGCATTTAAGCTGTAAGCGCACCTATCTGGTCAGTTAGCATAATGGTTAATGCACCACCCCGTCAAGGTGGGTTATGCCGGTTCGAATCCGGTACTGATCGCGGGGGGGTCCTGGGCAGACGTTCAGGTCCCCTCACCAGCCTCGCTGGCGTAATGGCAGCGTTACCGGCTTTTAACCGGACAGGTGTGGGTTCGAATCCTACGCGAGGCACAATGGCTCCCTTGCGGGAGTTCAGGAAGGGTTGAAGCCGTGGGAGGGACGCTGCGGAGAAGTGGTCTGCCAGGTCGGAAGGGCGGGGTCACGCACAATTAAACAAGGGCTGTTAGCTCAATCCGGTAGAGCACCTGTTTTGCAAGCAGGGGGTTAAGGGTTCAAATCCCTTACGGTCCACGGTTGGGTACCTGTCAAAGGGTACCCTTCCCCCACGAGCCATCGTCTAACGGATAGGACGCGAGGTTTTCACCCTCGTAACAGGGGTTCAACTCCCCTTGGCTTGACGCAAGGCCCTATAGAGTAATGGTTAGTTCGCCACCCTCTCAAGGTGGAAGTCCGGGTTCGAATCCCGGTAGGGTCACGGTGACAACTAGCGCTAAGCGATAAACCGGCTGGCTAGGTGTCATGACATGTGGGAAGTCTCTAACCGGGGGGATGTCGCCTGATAGCAACAGGTAAAAGCCCACACCTGGCTCCATAGCACAACGGATAGTGCATCGGTCTTCTAAACCGACTATCTCAGTTCGATTCTGAGTGGAGTCACGGTTCCTTAGCCCAACGGCAGAGGCAGCGGGTTCAAAACCCGCACAGTATGGGTTCGAATCCCATAGGGACTACGACGGTCATCAGTGAAATGCATGTAGCTGGTACGACTGGCGGGGAGTCCTCGCGGGAATGCATGCCTAGAAGGATACTTGTCGTACAGGAAGTCCCTGTCAAAAGGGAACCGTCACCAGTGCCTATAGTATAATGGATAGTACACTCGCCTCCTAAGCGAGTTATCCGGGTTCAAGTCCCGGTAGGCGCACGGGCCTCTACCCCAACGGCAGAGGGACATGGCTTAGACCCATGACAGTCTCGGTTCAAATCCGAGGGGGCTCACGATAACTAAACAACTGGGTGTGGGAAAGCTTGGTTAATCCGCGTGCTTTGGAAGCATGAGACCGCAGGTTCGAATCCTGCCACCCAGACTGGACTTGCGGAATGTCTTTAAACTTTCGGCACAATGAGGTATGGTGTAACTGGCAACACGCGAGTCTCTGAAACTCGTATTCTAGGTTCGAATCCTGGTACCTCAGCCACAATGGGAGTTCGTCTAAAGGCAGGACCGGAGCCTTTGAAGCTTCAGACGTTGGTTCGAATCCAGCACTCCCAGCCATTTGACTTCTTCAATTACTCTGGTATGTTGAATAGGTGTCTACCTAAGGACAACCATGAGACTCCTCATAATCGACATTGAAACCAGCCCCAACTTAGCACACGTATGGGGTATGTGGAATCAGAACGTCGGTAAGAACCAGCTATTAGAACCCACTCACATGATGAGCTTTGCGGCCAAGTGGGTAGGCGAAGAGAAGGTGTTCTACTACAGTGAGTACCACCACGGACGCGAGAAGATGGTTCGAGCAGCACACAAGCTGCTGTCTGAAGCGGATGCTGTTATCCATTACAATGGCAAACGGTTCGATGTGCCCCACTTGCATAGGGAGTTTCTATTACTTGGCTTACTCCCACCAGCACCCTTTAAGCAGATCGATCTTTATGAGATTGTCAAGAAGGTATTCGAGTTCCCATTCAACAGTCTTGCATACGTATCTAAGGCTCTGGGCCTGGCAGGAAAGGTTGAGACAGGCGGTCATGAGCTTTGGATCGAGTGTCTAGGTAAAAGCAAGAAGGCGTGGCAGAAGTTCAAGGAATACAACATACAGGATGTTGTCTTGCTTGAGCCGATGTACTTCATGCTCCTGCCGTGGATACCCAGTCATCCTTCCTGGGGCGCTCATAGTGACGCTGACGTATGTCCTAACTGCGGAAGCTCAGAACTGGTCCGAGAGGGATACGCTTACACAGCAATGGGCAGGTTCCAGCGCTACCACTGTGCCGACTGCGGTCGCTGGTCACGTAGTAACAAGCGCATCGGCGGGACCAAGGTAGCCAACATCGCGGCATCAGGGTAATACAAGTAATACTGGTTTGACTTAAACCCTACTCTCGGGTAGTCTCCTCGCATGGATCACGAACTAGGAGAGAACATGAGAACAGGTGGCGCACCCGTGACGGACAGGTATGGCAAAGAGTGGTTCCAGATTGGTTCCAGAATCCCTGTAGATGTACACAAGCTAGTAGTAGAGAAAGCTCTGACGGAGAGAAGGACAGTCAGCACTGTCATCTCCATGATTATTGAAGAGTACTTCAATAACTCATGAGGCATCAGCGTCAGACGGAAGCCAAACGCCTGCGCAAGAACGCCGGGCAAAAGGTACGCGACAGTAAGCGCAGGGTCGAAGCCTTGAACAAGGTGAATACTGACTGGCGTTGCGCTTGCTGCAAAGAGATACATGAGCCACAGATAGATCATATACATGGTGGGCTTCAGTTCCTACGTCTGGGCGCTGGTCATAACCTAGAGGCTAAGATCCTCAACGGTGATATCCCTGCTAGTGATTGTCAGATCCTTTGCGGCCCTTGTAACAGAAGCAAAGGCGACGGCATTTATTGTAGGCTAGATCATAATGCCTGAGATACCAGTAAACCAGTTCTTCCCTGGTGAAGATATGTTCCCGCCTGATGAGCCAGTAGGTCATGAGGACATGTTGTTTGCTCCTAAGGTTCCTGAGAAGGTAATCGAAGAAGAGAAGACACCGGAGCAGTTACGCCTTGAGGGCTTCCACGGGGAAGCGTTGTCCTACCGCGAATCCTATGCTGGACCAGCAGGGGGTAGGTACAGCATTGCGATGGATGACGTGTGCAGGTTTGAGGGTTGGCCTAGACGGCATACTGTGATAGGAAGGAACTGTCCACACGGGATGCTAGAGACGTTGGAGATGCAGCGCAATGCCGAGCAGGGATGACCCTATGGGGTTCACTGATCCTCGTGGCGAGGCACAGAAGGTACGTGACACGCTGCGCATGGCTCACGAGATCCGTACTGCCACGGCTGAGGATGTCTCGCGCTCAGAAATGCTAGACCAGCAGCATGGACCTGTAGAGCCTAGCCTGATGCCTACGGCTACCAGTAACCCTGAGGACCCACGTACAGCCAAAGCAGGGTATCAGATGATCACCCAGCGCATGCGTATCTGGTGGGGCGACGGTGGGGTACCCTATGATTACTTTGATGTCACCCCGCAGGAGTGGCACAGCTTCGCTCAGCAGGCAGCTATGCCGGGCGGATCACCGGGCAAGTGGATCAACGCCATTGGAAACTCTCACGAGTATGGACCGATAGCATGAGTGAACAGTCAGAGAAGTATATGGTGGGTAAATGCTACTTCTGTGATCACCCACTGACAGCACACACAAGCCCCCCTACGGTAGGGAATGACCCTATCGTTTTGTATTGCGCCCGCAGTGGATGCGGATGCAGGTTGGAGACCTACATTGGAGACTAAGGATCAGAGCGTACACGATGCGTTCGCACTGGCAGAAAGACTAAAGGCGGCTGGCGCTGACGATTCTGTTGTGCTAGAGAACGCCATCATCTGCCTGGAAGCATACGGTTGGAGTTACGATGGAGACTAAAGATGTCGGCAAGCGCTTTGTATTATGGGGTTCTCTCTTCAACAAGAAGAAGTCCAAAGTGGTATTCAGGCAAGAGACATGGGAATACGACCCTCCCTATCGCTATAGCAATGCTCTTGTCATTCGACTTTGGAGATGGGGCCTCATGCTGGGCAAGTGGGAAGACAGTCCAGCTTCAGGTGTGTCAGAACATCTTGTTCGGGCGATCAATCCCGCTCTCGATGTTGACTATATCCGAAGGAACATGGGCATCCTTGAGCCGGTCAGCGGACCTGATTGCGACCCTTGGCTATGACCCTCTTCAAGAGAGCGCCCATTAGAGAATGGGACACAGCCAGCCAGGAGATGCTAGCTAAGGCCAGCAAGCGAGTACACAAGTTACCTTCAGATGAACTGTGCATGTGGTCAGACAACGCTGCCTCTGCGATGATGAGAGCGTTCGAAGACTACCTCAAGCATGAGGATGAGTCATCGCTAGATGAGATCCACGAGGGTGTCATCAGCCTACAGGCGATAGTACTTGAGCTTAAGGAACGTCACGCCTTGACACACGGGGACTAGTAGTATACGTTAGTCACATGAGCTTCAATCAGAGCTTCGATTACGTAGAGCAGCTACAGGCTCAGGGCCAGAGTGCTGCTAAGCACGGCAGGTTCCAGGGTGATGTTCTGCTTGGCGCTGGTGTCGTGGGGTTCTCTCACTGGCTAGGCAACCGCAAGCGCAAGAAGCTGGGTCTGCCTCAGGAGCCCATGAGCAACGTCATCGGCGTGCCTATGGCCATCGGTCTGGGCTACGTGTTCTGGTGGCTACCGTTCCTGGTCTACATGGTGCTGGCCACCTTCGTGATCCACATTCATCTGCTGGCGCTGATCGTCACCGTAGGTATCTTCATCTTTGCGTGGCATCAGTGGAAGAAGCACCGCGCCCGTAAGTATCAGGCGTACTACACAGCCAAGGCAGCAAGGGCATGGCCAGAGGCAGTACAGAAGCCAGCCAACCTACATGCGCCTGGCTCCGAGGAGTGGCTTGCCTCAGCGGGTGAGCGTATGAGAAAGAATATAGGACTTGGATAACAGGGCAGCAAGGGCCTGGCTCTTGGACAACGGTTACAAGGTAAAGCCCAAGGGCCGGATCTCTGCTGACCTGCTGGCGATCTATCAGGCGAAGGTGTTGAAGAAGCGTGCTCCGCGTGACAGTAACAGATCTAGTGGTACTGGGGATAGCGTCGTTCGTCTGCGGGATGGCGACAGTGAACCTGATCTGGGTCCTGCTTCTAAGCCGAAGAGACTAAAGCGCTCTAGCTGTGGGTTCTGTACGGTGAACGCTGCGCATCAGCATAAGAATTGCCCTGGCACAATCAACCAGGGTAAGATGGGGATATGGACTTGCCTCTGCTACGAAAAGGAACACACACTATATGTGTTACATATGTGATCTCTTCCAGCATCGCTGTAGCTTAGATGCCTGTGAGAACTGTGGCAAGGCTCAGTTAGCCAAGCAGTTTAAGGGACAGCGGCGCTTGTGCGAGACATGTTACGGAGTAGAGAATGGAACTTGGACATCAGTTCAGTCCGATCAAGAAGTCGGAACTGCCGATGAACTTGGAGACAGCGCAGGCGACGAGCAGGGAAGTTTCGCCTGATGAGTTTCAGGCTACAGCAGCTAAAGGTCAGGCCAGGCTTGACAAGATGCGCTCGAAGAGCCATGATATAAGCGCGCTCTCCAAGGGCCTGGGTGAGGTCACCGAGCACGCCTACGGTGCCAGCCGTGAGGAGTGGGGCGGGGCTACATACAACCCGCGTACTGCCAAGCCCGTCAGCTTCACTCACCCGGACAAGCACGTACTGTCAGCCCGTACCGCTGGGCAGGAACCAGTTACAGTCCCAGCCGATGCCAGCAAGGAACACTTCAGTGCAGCCATGCAGCAAGCCCACTCAACCTTCCGTGATCAGCTTGCACACAGTTCTCACTACCTGGGAGTATTTCACGATGCCGACAAGGGGCAGGTTGAGATTGATCCAGTGGTTGTTGTGGGCGACTCAAGCGGGAAGCATCGACAAGAAGTTGGCCAGGCAAAGGCTCAGGAAATCGGCGCAGCTACACATGCTGTTGGTGGAGCCTATCATTTCGCTTCTGGAAACGGAGTCTTCCCTCCCCACGTTGCGGGATGACGACCGCTGCCCTGACTGTGGCTGGGCCATCCGTATGAAATGGTCTGGGGTAGAGTGCTCTAACGTTGAGTGTGGCTGGTGGTACTGTGCCTAAGAACGGTCATCATACTATCGAGCACTTGGTTGAGGTCTACGGCGATCTCTGCCACTGGTGCCAGGAACCAGTTGAGCTATATCCACGGTACTTCGGTATGCCCTACAACCCCCGCATGGCTACTAAGGAACACCTGAAGCCTTACATCAACGGCGGCTGTGGATGCCTGAAGAACATGCGGGTAGCTCATCAGAAGTGTAACAATGACAGGGGCCATCGCCACTGGGATGGTACCGAGTACTGTACCTACCACGAAGTTCGCTGCCCGCGAGGTTACCCAGGTATGAAGGGCATCATCTGGTGGCAGATGGGTTTCGCTCAATTCCAATACGACTTCTACACTGAGGGCTGAGTTATAAATCCGCACAGCTAGTAGGTAACCTTGAAGTAATGTAAATTACTTTGGGGTATCTATGTCTGCTACTGTTGAACTGCCTGATGATCTGACTCAGGAAGAGCGCGAAGCCTACGAGGCTGTCGGTCACGAGCTAACCGAAGAAGAGCGCGAAGCCCGTACTAATACGGAAGTCATACTTAACGAGACCTCCCAAGCTTGGGTCGATGGGCTTGTAGATAAGTGCATCATTATCTGCAACGAGCTATCAGGTCATAAGCTCCGTCCTTATCAGGAACCATTCGCCAGGCGAATGTTTGAGTCCATGATCATTGGTGACGGTAATCTGATCACCGCTTTATTCTCCCGTCAGTCAGGAAAGAGTGAGACCGTTGCCAACGTCGTCGCTACTGTTATGCTTATGTTCCCCCGATTCGCACGTATCTTTCCCGATATGCTGGGCAAGTACGTTGATGGCGTCCTTGTTGGTGCCTTTGCTCCCGTTGACGAGCAGGCTGACACGCTCTTTGGTCGTATCGTCGCCAGGCTTACCTCTGACCGAGCAGAGGCAATCATGGCTGACCCTGATATACGCGAGACAGTTACGGCGCGTGGACGAGTTATCAAACTTAACAACTGTAAATCTGAGTGTCGTAAAACCACTGCCCACCCTAGGGCTTCTATCGAGGGTCGTACTTACCACCTGATCTTGATTGATGAGTGCCAGGGCGCGGATGCTATGGTGGTTGACAAGAGCATCATGCCTATGGGTACGGCCACCGGAGCTACTAAGGTCTTCACTGGTACGCCAGCACGTAACAAGGGTGTATTCTACAGGGAGATCCAGAACAACAGACGTGTCTATAACAAGCGCGGTCGCAACAAGTGCAACCACTTTGAGGCTGACTGGAAGCTTGTAGGTAAGTACGATTCGATCTACCTGAAGTCCGCACAGAAGGAGATGCTACGTCTTGGAATCGACAGCGATGAGTTCAAGCTATCGTATAGGCTGGTCTGGCTCCTTGAGCAAGGTATGTACACTACTGCTGCCAGACTCGAAGAGCTTGGTGATACCAGTATGCAATCGCTGGTACACGCTTGGCATAAGACCCCGGTGGTGGTTGGCATTGACTGTGGTAGAAAACAAGACAAGACCATCGTCACAGTCGTCTTTGTGGATTGGGACCATCCCGACCAGTTTGGTTATTACCACCATAGAGTGCTGTCTTGGCTTGACCTTGAGGGTGTTGACTGGGAAGAGCAGTACTACCGAATTGTTGAGTTCCTTAGGAACTACAAGATCTGGAAGGTAGGCGTTGACACTAACGGTCTGGGCGATGTTGTTGTCAATCGTCTGCGCCATTTGATGCCTGACTTAGACATAGAAGATCTCGGCGCTGGTCCTGCTGAGCAGTCTGCCAGGTGGAAGCACCTGAAGGAACTGATGGACCGTGGCATGATCATCTGGCCACAGGGATCAAAGGTGCGCCAGCTAAAGGTATGGCGTAGATTCTCTCAAGAGATGGGTGACCTTGAAGTAGACTTTAAGGGGCCGAACATGATCGGAAAGGCACCGAACGAACGTAATGCTCACGACGACTATCCCGACTCTCTGTCAATGGCTTGCATTCTTACTACCACTCAAGAAGACGAAGAGACCATTGAAGTCCAGCAAAACTTCCTGTACCAAAGGAACCGCAGATGATAACCAACTGGCAGTGGGTAGGATTAGCCCTCCTGGGGATGCTTGCCCTGCTTGTAACTCCTGTGAGTTGGTTCCTAAGGGTGGTAAACACTACTGCCCGGCGTGTCATTACATTCAGCCGTGCTGCAATCCGTAAGGTATGCGTAGACCCCTACTGCAAAGAACGAGGCAACCATGACAGCCATACTCCCAACGCTTAACGTAGGTGCTACTGGCACTGCGGTCGAAGCACTACAGACTGACTTAAACAAGGCTGGTGCTAACCTCGCTATCGATGGTATCTACGGTCCCCTTACTCTCTCTGCCGTAGTCGCATTCAAGCTGAAGCACGGGCTGGCTGATGGCATCATCGGACCTGTCACATGGGCTGCGCTTGGTGCCACACCCCCTCCTCCCCCACCCGGCAATTACATTGCTATGGGTAACATCCCAGTGACCGGGTTAACAGTTCAGACCACATGGTATGGCGCGCTAGCAAGTACCAGTAACAATGAGTATGTGATCAGCAATTGTATTCAGGGCGGCACACGTATTCAGGGTGGCTGGTGTCAGAACAGCGCTGGCATGGGCTACGATGACAATGCCGTTGGAGCTATGGGCGGTAAGTACAGCAACCTCACCAACCAATGCACGTGGGCTGAGGACGGTACCAACGGTGACATTCACGCTGGTGTCTTTGGTAACCTGCCTGCTGGTACTAAGCTTGAGATGCTTTATAACGGTAACAGGGTTGTAGCTGAGAAGGGTGACATCAGCGACGGTGGCGACGGAGCTTCAGGCTCACACGCACTTGACCTATGGTGGCAGAGCGCCAAGATGCTAGGCATGGGTAACCAGCCAGCTAACGTAGTGATTCATGTCGTGCCGCAGTCAACACCTACAACTGTGCCGCCTGTCTACAACGCTGCTGATCCGTCAACGTTCTCGGTTGGTCCGACTTAGATCCCCCCAACGCCGTCAGGCCCCCCTGGTACATGGAGTCTAGTCTGGTCAGATGAGTTCACTGGCTCTGCTGTTGACTCAACCAAATGGATCGTTCGCACTCAGACTATGAATCAGGTTACTTGCCTTGCGGCTAACGCTACCGTTGCGAATGGCTGCCTGAGTCTCAAGCTGTCAGACTCCGCACACGGGGCAGCCATAATGAGTTCCAACGTGCAAGGTGATATACATCCTAAGCCAAGTAACGGTTACGCACTTCCTGTCGGCGGATGTGTTGAGGCACGAATCAATCTCCCTGGTAGTGGCACTACAATCTACAACTGGCCTGCTTTCTGGATCATTAGTTCATTCGGTGGGCTTAGTGTAGGCGTGGATGAGATTGACATAGCAGAGGGGCTAGGTAACCTTACTAGCAACTACCACTACCAAACCTCATCTAGCTATGTCGCTGATAATGGTCCCGCTCCTGCGGGTACCTGGGCTGGCGGATTCCACACCTATACTTGTGTTCGAAATGCTTCGACGTTTGATATCTACTGGGACGGTGTAAAAACTTGGTCGCAGGTATCGCACGGAGATGGTACTCCACAAGCAATCATCCTTAACAATGGCAACGGTAAGTACGGCGGTCCCCTAAGTGTTGGTGCAGCCGTATTGGTTGATTACGTCCGAGCCTGGACTCCTGCCTGATGTAGAATAGGGAGTGTAGAAAGGCGAGCTACATGAGCTATACTCCACCACCTTATCCGGGCATTGTAGATTATTCTGCTGACCCGCTATTACCTCCGTGGTACATACCAGGGTGGACTAACCAGAATGAAATGAATGTAGTGGCACCTGTGTCACCATTCGTTCTGACTACTCTGCCTACAACTCTTACCCGCGTTAATGTTACTGCCACATATACAGACGGCATTGGCAACCCAATGGGCGGGTACATGACATTCGAGACATCGAATGATCTGCTGGTTACTGTGACTGGCGCACCAAATACTTACTTCACCATCATGGCTGGCCTGGTGGGAGACATTCCAGTACAGGCAATCACTGCGTGGAATCAAGAGGGCTCAGGGAAGATTCACCTTATCTACGGGCAGCTAGACGTTGTTCTTCTGGCCACAGATAATAGCCAGGTCACACCATTCGCTACCCCTGTTGATCAG